AGGTAACGCAACACCAGCCCACTCTTCAGAACCTGAAGATGTACCTGTTCTTGTAGCCTCATCTAATAATTGTTTTGCTTGGTTTTCTAACATTACTGCCATACCATGCTTAGTTGTTTCAGAACCTGCGTTCTCTAACAAACCTGTTTTTTCCCACTTTGCTTTCAAACCTCTAGTTTGCTCAAGCATAATGCTTTGTGGGTTAGCGCCGTTCATTAATTTTTTTAAGTCCATTTTGGATTAATTTATTTTTTTGTTAATTACTTAATAATACCTGCTAATTTTTTGAATCTATCAGAGATTTGAGCTGATTCAGTAATTACTGATTTAGCTACTGCAGGTTTTGTAGATTTAACTACTTTACTTGCAATTCCTTCTTTCAATGATTTTTTAGCATTTTTGTTAATTGAAGTATATTTGAAGTTCTCTGCTAATGTAGAGAATACCAATTTAACCTCTCTAACTGATTTTGTTCTATCCAAAGTTTCAATCACTTTAACTTTTTGTTCGTTAGTCATGTTGTGTGCTCTGAATAATTTGTTTGCGAACAATAACTTAGCGTTCAATAAGTTCACTTCGTTGATAGTTCTTTGTAATGATTTGATAGTTTTGTAAGCTTCTTCGATTTCTTTGTCTTTTTCAGACTCTTCAGCTTCATCCATTTTCTCTTCATCACCTTTCATGTCAGCTTCCATTTCTCTTAAAATTTCTTCTAAGTCAACTTCATCTGATTCTTCTTCTTCATTAGTTACAACGACCTTAGGGTCTTCACCTTTATCAGTACCAGCTTCAGAACCATCTGCTAAATCTTCAGCCATTTGAGCTGCATCATCCGCAGGCATTTCTTCTTCTGAACCTTCTTCGTCGCCTAATTGAGCTTCTAATTCTCTGATGATTGCTTCTAAGTCCATGTCATCTTCAGATTCCTCTTCAGCGCCCATGTCCATTGAATCCATACCATCACCTTGCATAGATGCAAATGGGTCTTCTTCAGAATCCATTCCATCTTCTCCTTCTGCTGCTGCAAAGGGCATTTCTTCTTCCGAATCTTCTCCTTCTAATTCTGCTAATCTAGCTTTCAATTCTGCAATTTCTGCATCTTTGTCGCTTTCTTCCGAACCGAATGGATTTTCTTCTTCTTCGTTGATATCTGCTACTTTAGTGTAGTCAGTACCAGCGGCTTCTGGCTTACCTGCATCTTTCTTTACACCTACTGATAAATCAGTATCTGCATCCAAAGTTGGAGTAGCACCAGGAGTTTCGGCGTATCCAGCCTCAACTTTTGAACCGATTCCTGTTGAATCTAATTCTTCATCTACTTGCTCTTCATCACCTTCCATCTCAGCTTCAGCTCTTAACTTTTGAGTTAACATAGACTGTAGTCTTGGTGTAAAGGCTTCCTCAAGTGCAAGTTTTGCGTTAGCTAATGCAGTTTCTTTAACCGCTTTAGCATCTGCGATTGCTTCTTTCAATAATTTTGAATTTGCCATTTTGTTTAAATGAGTTTGTTCCTGTGAAGTTATTGTAATTGTGGAACTTCAATGATATTTTGTTGGTTGTTCGGTCACTCTACATAGAGGTAGGTATTCATTAACCAACGATTGTCTTAATAAAAAAAATCCTATATAAGATAGGATATTCCAAAATAAATATATAAATTTTTTAGAAAACTAAAGAAATTAATTGTTTTTATCAAAAAAATTTTGTAATTTCCCTTTTCTTATAGCTTTTTGTTTTGCAATTCGTTTAGTTATAGAAGGTTTTTCAAACTCTTTTCTATTCCTAAGTTGTTCAATTTGCTTTACGCTTTTTACTTTATTTTTGTAAGATTTTAATGCTCTTTCGATATTTCCATCTTTTACATCAATAATCAACATAACTTTTTATTGGTGATTTACTAATTTATATTTTGTTCTATACAATAAAGATACAACAGTATCAATATCATTTTGAATCCAACTATCTTGTAATTTTGGATTCTGTCTTAATTTTGCAACCATATTACAAAGTGTTTCAAAGTACTTAATAATATTTTTAATATCATTATTTTTATCTAATACACCAATACCGGATAATTGAATCAATCCTTCTTTGCCCTGATATGTTTCCACTAATCCATCAATTAAATCGCCTATGGAATCGTAATAACCTCCCAGTGCTAAATGTGCCGAATGAGAACCAATCCCCTTTACACCCAAATGAAATGAGTGAGCTTGTGTTCTACTTTGCAATAACAAAGATGCTAATTCTTCCATTTTTATTTTTTAATGTTTGTGATGCCCTCCACAACCACAATCGTGTTGTTTGTTACATCCGCAATCTGATTTACTTTCTCTTAATCCTAATCTTTGTCTCATAACATCTTCTGAAACATCTGCTATTTCAAAATATCTATTTAATACATGCCCCATATCTTCGTATAGTGCTTCTAATCTTTGTTCTTGTGCTTTTGCTTCTAATGCTTCTTTTTGAAATTTTTCGTGTAATCCGTTTAATTCTTTCATATTACGTTTAATAGTAACTCTATCAAACCAATCACCGCCTTCTCTTAAAGTATATTCTTGCGCCGCATCTGCAATACCACCTAATGTTTCTGCAATAGTTCTGATATCAGATTTTCTATTCATTTGTTCACCAAATTGGCCAAATGTAGAAATTATTTCCAAAAAGTGTTTTTTGATTTCGGTAGGAAGTTGTTGTAATTTATCTTCCTCATTCAATAAATCTTTTAACTTTATCATATACTATTTTTTTAAAATATCGTTTTTCTTAATTTTTTGGATAGCCTGCATTAATTGAGATTTATCTAATCCAAGTGCATCAATTACTTTTGCTATTACCAATTGTTCTTTTTTCTTCGATAAATTATATCCTCTTATTTGCATTACTAATTTATCTAAAAATCTTTCAACTTGTGCTGGTAATGTTGCATCCATATCTTCAATAGATTCTTTTACTGCAACATTTCTTTTTGGTAGTAAGTTTATTAACTTTGCCATATTAATTTAATTCAATTATAATTTCTCGCATCAAATCTTGTGAGCGACACCATTTACCACATTCCTCTGCAACTTTTGCCCATTGCTTTGATTCGTTCATTGGTGCCATAAATGCTCCATGCGTAGAAGGATTTGATACAAAATCCCATCCAACCAATTCAAAGTCCTCCTGAACCATTACAGTCCCGTCTGATAACTCTTTAACCGAACCTAATCCTCTCGATGAAATTCCTAAACGAATATTGTTTTTTAATAGTTCTCTAAGAATATTTCCCGATGGTGTTGATAATATTTCCACCACACCACACACATCATCGCCTTCCCAATAGATTTCTCTGATGTTATGTGATACGTTTTTTAAATTAATAACAGGAGAATCCGGATGGTCTAATTCACCCAATGCTCTTCTTTCTTTAATAAGTTGTTCGTATTTCTTACACTCCCTTTCTAAGATTTCTTTAGGATATCTTCTATGATTTTGATTTGGAGCACCTGCTCTTTGTAGGATTCCCTTAACTAAATAAGTTCCGTTATCCTGCTCAACGAGTTTTGCTTCAAACAAATGGGTCTCTATTAATAATCCTTTATTCATTTATTTTATATCTTTTTTTACCTTCTCTGCTGCTTTTCCGGTTAATCCTTTATCTTCCCACGCTTTTATTAACGCAGTTTTTAAATAATTTTTTAATTCGGTTTCATCTAACTCACCATTTGTACTATCACTCATTTTTGTAATTTGAGTTTGTACATACCCCATTTTCACTATTCTATCCGCAACTCCGTTATTTATCCCATCGTTGCTATCTAATAATTTAGCTATATCGTTCATAGCTTGTTTATTATTAGATATTGATTCTAATATTTTGGCAACGGCTTTTTTATAGTTTTCGTTACCATTTATATAGTTTCCTACTTTCTTAGCCAATTCATAAATAAAGTAGATAACTATTTTACCCAATATAGCTAATGTTATAGTTGCAAGTATTCCTTCAACTACACCTTCGTTAACTACTTTTTTTTTTGAGCCCCTTCATTTTTGGCTCTCAATTTAGCTAAATCAGAACCTTCAATCTCACCATCACCATCTACATCAATTTTCTTTTGACCCGCAGTTAATTCAGCCTCATTATATCCTCTCAATTTTCCTTCCGATTTTGCTTTGTAAGCGGTATCTACGGCGTTGAAGAATTTCTTCTTTTCATCATCACCCATTGAGTTGATATCCTTACCAGTCTTATCTAACATATGTTTAAATAATTGTTGGTAATCATTTTCTTCCTTTACTACTTGTCTAACAAGCTCTTTTAATTGAGATATTTTCATTATTCTGAAATTTGTCTTATTTTTTGGTCTAATTTTAGTAATCGTTCCTTTATACTATAAATATGACTATTTGTTCTTTTCCAATAACTTTTATTATCTACCCCACTTTCGTTCTTAATTTTACCATACCAATTAAGAAATCTTTCCATTTCTGCTAATTGTTTATTGATATTAGAGATACCTTTACCAATCTTAGATTGTGCAGTAGATTCATCTCTTTTTAATTCTAACCAGCGGTTTTCTTTAACTACACTATACCCCGTTAAATCGGCTTGTCTTTTACCTTTTGTTTTTTCATCTTCAGGTTTACCAAATGCAAACGGAGAATTATATTCACCTGCGGCATCAGAACCAGTCATTTCATCAACTTTTAATTCGGCATCTTTATACATACCACTAACCTTAGCATCTAATTCTGCTGCTAATTTTTTCTTTTGTGCCGTTAAAGTTTTTAATTGTTGTATGTGTTGTTTTTCTGATGGAGTTCCTTTAGATTGTTTATATGCTTCCAAATGCTTTTCCATAGAGTCAATCACCTTTGCATAATCGGTTTGAATGGCTCTAACTGAACGTAATTCAGCCAATACCATTTCTTTTATTTTATCAGGCAATCCTTTATGTGATGTTGATGCAAAATCTTTAGCATCTTTATCACTCATTGAGTCTGCTGCTTTTGAAACTTCTGGAGATGGGCTTTCCATATCACCTTTTTGAGCTGCGTGAACCATACCCATAAATCTCTGTTGTGCTTTTGATACTGCTGGCATTGGATAAAATTTAAGCTAATACATAAACAGAACCACCATTGGTTACTGATATACTTCTAACATGACAAGGAAATACATGTCCTCCTGCTAAATTTTCTAATTTAATAGTTGGGTGGACAGTACTACCTGTTCCAAATCCTTCTAATGTAATTGAACCAGATACACCACTTACTGGTAATACTCCCCAAGCTCTATCTACTAAATCGGTTGAACCTGAAGTTACCAATTTTGCATTAAATGTTCTATAATTTACCATCTTTATTTATTTAAACTATCTTTTAATTCTTTTAATAATTCGTAACTCATCATTAATGCGGATAAATGGGATTCTCTTAATCTTTTAACTGTTTTGATTTTTTTAATATTAGAAATCGTTTCAGCTAATTTGATTTTAGTAACTTTGTCATTTACTTTAGAACCAACTTCTTTTAATCCTTCTGATAATTTATTAACTTCTTCGTTAACATATTCTTTTAATTTACCAGTATTATTGATGTTGTTAATATATTCTTTAAGTAAATTCTTTTGACCAACAGATAGATTATTGTATTTTTTATTAAAGTTTTCTACTAACATTTTGTATGATAGCATTCTAACTTCTTCATCCTGCTTTCTATATTCTTCTAAAACTCTATCATTTACCTTTTTATCTTTATTTTCTATTGATGAATTAATCATAGTTTCAACAATAGTAAATTTAGAATTAACTATATCCTTTGGTTCGAATGATTCCTTTGTACTTGTAGCTTCAAAAATTTTATAAATTGATGCTAAATTTTTATAATTAGAAATAGGAGATTTAATAAACTCATCTATATTATAAGATTCTTTAATCTCTTTAATTAAATTATATTTTTCTTTTATAAGTTTTTGCTCATCTAATCTCTTACGAGCTTCGCACACAGTTTCAACAAACTTTTCTGCTTTTGATTCTGAATTATATTTTTCGGTAATTAAATATTGATATAATTTCAATTCTTTTGAAAGCTCTTTTTTAGCAGAAAAATATTCTTTCAATATTTTTTCAGCTTTTGAATTTTGTTTGCCAGACATTATTTCTGATGTAATTTGTCTAACCAACAATTCAAAAATAAATCCCGTGTTTTTAAATTTTGAGTGCTTAATATTTTTCATTAATTATTTAATTTCTCTGATATAAATATACTTTTATTGTGGAATATTACTTTTTATCCAAATCTTCCATCAAAATAGTTTTTTTATTGCCTAGCATATCTTTAAATATTTCTTTGGATTCTCTTTGAGTTTTTTGTTTTAAAGCTTTAATTCCTAACGGGTCTCTTCCTAAGTGGTGGTCATCTTTACCATACCTAACATCATCTTTTGGTCTACCAACTCTATCTTCTTCAGCTAATTCAGCTTTTATTTTTTGAATTTCTTCTTCAACATTTGTTGGTTCTGCTGCGCCAGTTTCTTTTGCCGGGTCAACACCTTGTGTTTCAATTGATGTTAAACGGAATGTTTGTTTCGTATCTTCAATAACATCTACTGTTAACTCATCTTGCTCTTCAGGTGTCATATCCATAATAGCATCATACATCCATTTTTTAGAGAACATTTTAGTTTGTTGCATTTGTTGAATTAATGCTATCTTTGATGTATATAATTCAACTTTCTCTTGCTCATAAATTTTAGATGGAATTGTAAGCTCTAAAGTAAAATCTAATTCTTCTTCATTATCTAATCCTTGCGAATACAAATGAACAATTGCTATTTTAGTTAATTCCGATACTAATACTTTTTGAATTCTTTCAATTGTTTTTGCAAAACGAATATCCTGAGCTGCTAACGTAGCTTTACCACTAACATCTTCTTCGTATCCTAAAAATGCTTTAGGAATCTTCAATGCTGCCATCAATTTACCTTTTAGGTAATTGATATCCTCAATCATATTATATTCCAAACCTTTCAATGTATCAATTGAAGTACCGTTATCACTACCACGCACTGGCATATAATAATCTTCAATTAAGTTTTGAATATTATATTTTAAGTTGTATTCACCTGTAGCTTGGTCTAAGAAAGGAACTTTTTTAGATGAATTGATAATTTTTTGCATGTAGTTATCAACTTCGGTTGGTGGTATATTACCAACATCAACTTTAAAGATTCTCTTTTCAGGAGCTCTCATAATACGATGGATTAACATCGCATCTTCCATTAACATTAATTGTTTCCAAACTCTTCTTGCACCCTCTACCATTGATTTACCATATGGTAAGAAATTTGAATCTGAATATAAACGGAAGTGAGCTATTTCATAGTTTTCAAATTCTCTTTTTGCAGAAGCTGTGACTAATGCGCTATTTGGATTTTGAAAAGGTGAATATACAAATTTTACTCTTTGTGGATTTTGTGGGTCAAATCCTTCTACTCTAGAAGTTTCATATACCGATAAAGGTAATACGTTTATAATACCTAATTCAGGTGATATTTCTAATTGTAAAAAGAAATCACCATATTTAACTAAATTTCTTGTCCAAGGCCATAAATTAAATTCTATGTTTATAATATCATAGAATAAATTATGTAAAATTTGTTTTGTATTTTCATTTGCACAATTAATTTTCAATACATCTCCCAATTCATTTTTAACTGTGGATTCATCCGAATAAATATCTAATGCTGATGCGATGATTGGGTCGTTATCCATACCATCATAATCTCTAAATAAATCAATACGAACTTGCTGATATGCCATCGCTGATTCTATCAATCCACCACTATATTGTGGAGTTTTCATACGAGTATATCTATCTATCAGATTTGTTGATAAACTTTGATACTCATCGGTGTCTATTACTTTTACACCTTTTTTTGTTTTACGAACAATGGTATTAGTTGAAAATAATTTTTGTAACCTACCAAAGAATGATTTATCTGCCATTTTTATTTTATATTAATTTATAAAGATAAGTAAAATTTTTGATGTTTCCAAATTTTACCACTTTCTGCAACTCCAATAGTTTGCCTTATGTCTTGGGCCTGGACTATCGCAATTCATTCTTGCTCTAAATGATTTTCTAGCAGCTGGATTTGATTTTCTTATTTTCATTCCCTTTTGGCCGAAGTTTACTTTAACAACATTTCCTGCGGGATTTTTTACATATACTTTAAATTTCTTAACATCACCTTGCATTGGTTTACCCAACTGAACGTTTCTACCCTGATACTCAGCTTCGTAAACACAGCCACAATTAGCTTCTGATAATTGTTTACTATAATTTCTCATAAAAGAAATGAAATCTACCATATCCTCATCTTCAACATCATATTCTTCCTCCGGTTCAACTAACCCATTGTTTACATCATCATCGCTGTTGATATCTTCTTTTACAGGAACACAATTTGGTACTTCTTTACCATTTTTATTTTTAGTACCTACCATTTCATATCCTTTCCAACAAGGATTTTCCATTTCTTTTATTGGAATTAAGTTTATTAGTTTCATATTATAATAGTTTCAACATATAAATATATAAAATTTAACGAAGTAACCAAGTTAAGTTTTCTATTTCACCTTTACCCAAATCCATTTCATATGGATTTTGTTTAAGATGGTTAGTTGTTATT